CGAGCTCGTCGTCGTCCATATTCGCGATTTGGTTATATCTTTCTTCTGTCATTTCTACCGCCCTCTTTCGATCTCGAATTATAGCGCCTTGGACTTAACAAGTCCTTTTTCCGCTCTTCCGCTTCTTTACGCTGGGCATAGGCTCGCTTCTCTTCTTGAGTAAACTCAATATGTCCGACGAGCTCTATACGTTCTTTCTCAGCTTTATTAAGAGTACGAGCTATATACTCTCGACTCTTACCAGAGGAACGATAGAGCGCCGAAGCTCTAAAAAGACGCTCTGTACGCTCCCGGTCGCCAGTAAAACTATACAGATAACTTACAAGCGCTTGGTCAGCGCGACTATGGTCGTTTTCATACGCGCTAATATCGCCGTCGTAAAGCTCGCGCACTCTCGCACCGATCCGGCCCGAAGCATATATACGCCTAAGAAGCTCGGCGTCGTCGAGCCGGCGTACTTCTTCTAACCATCTTTTGTAAGTAAAGCCGCTACCAGAAACCACAGAAGAAGCCGGTTTCGACGCCGGCGCTCTTCCTGCCGACGATCTGGTAGCCGGCGGCGCTTCTTTCGGCTCTGTCTCGGTGTCGCCGAAAAAGACTTCGTACGCGCCGGCAATCTCGGCGGTACGCTCAGCTAATACCCACTTACCGAGTACGTTGCCGCTTACGGTAAGGTATCCAGAGTCGAAAAGTTGATACTCGGCTTTATACGTTCCCCAGACGTCACGCTTACCGCCGGCTATATGCTTTACGTTATCCGGTAGCTTTCCCAGAAAGAGAGCGTGTACACCTTTACCGCTCGGTGAGAGCTCGGTATACGTGTTAAGCATTTTTAAGATAGCTGAGACTTCTTTCGTTATTGTCTGGCTTTCCATATCAATAACATTATCAAAATCGACGCCACATATTCCCGTACCAGAGAGCGCAATACCGACGCCGACGACGGGAGTCTCGACGAGCTCGTCGTATCCCTTGGCGCGTACTCTCGCGGTCTTCCCGATCTGAGCGGCGGCTTCGTCGAAGGTCGCGAGACTCTCGGCTTTGTCGGTCGATCCGTTAAGAAGCGTATACGGGTTTATCGGCGGCTTATCGTATCCACCTACGCCGCTATGCTTCGTCGGATTCCATATCATCGGGTAACATATCCAGACGCGCCGCTCGCGAAGCGCTTCTAACTCTTTCGGTAAATTCATCGTATCACCTCACCACATGAAACCACAGAGGGAGCGCCGTCTCACTTCTGAGAGTCGGCGTAAGCTTTCTCGAGTACGTCAAGAATATCGTTTAGCTTTTCGAGCTCTTCGCGGCTCATTTTCTGGAGCTTTTCGTAAATCGTAGCTTCTAAAGTGTTTCTCTCTTCCTTAGTCATTCGGTATTACCTCTCTTTCTTGGTATGTTTGTTAATATCATATTACAGATATTGAGGAATATTACAAAAGTATCAATAAATACTCATAAACCGGTATAACCCCCCTATAATGAGCCATAACGGAGAGGTTTCGGAAAGTGCCGCCCGTGGTGTGGCCCCCTCCATACTTCGAAAACACCCCCCTATCCGGTTGAAATACTTCTTGGTTCTCTCTGATTTCCGGCTTTCAATTCGCTTTCTTCCCTCTGTGGTTTCATGTTTTCGCGAGCTCGTGCTTATTGACGAAGTCTAAATAAGCGCGAGTGAAGCGCTATTAAAGACATAGTTAAACATAGTCTTACATAGTTGCTCGAGTCTTAAAACCGGCGAAGCTTTACGACGTAAGGTTTAGATGGTCTTTTTTTGCTTCGCGCCGGTGTCGTGTTTTACGGTAGTCCGGTGTCGTGTTTTACGGTAGTCCGGTGTCGTGTTTTACGGTAGTCCGGTGTCGTGTTTTACGGTAGTCCCCCAGACAACCTTTTAACCGGCATAAACGACACAGTAACGGCGTAATATTGATTACCGGCGGTTTTATCTTTCTTGTGCTCGTAGCCGCTGATAAATCCTTTTGTCGTCCAATATTCGAGAATACGGTCAACCTTATCTTTTACGAGTCTTCGCTTATTCTTATTTGGGTTTACGAGCTTAAGAGCGTCGTATATAAAGTCGTAGCGTATTGTACGCTCTCTTTCGTCGAGCTCTGAGCGCCCTTTTTTGATCCTGTCGAAAGCATTTCTCATCGTGATAATACGACGGTATAAGCACATCTTTATAGAGAAGCTTTCTTCGCCATTATTGAGCCCAGGCACATTAAGAAGCGTAATATCTCTTGTGTCTATCTCGTTACCATTTGCGCGAGCCCACCTTAAAAGTGGAGGGTCGAACTTCGTGTCGTCTGGTATTACGATAGCGCCGTCGACGAGCTTACCGTTAATTTTTTTTCGCATTTGCTGAAAAGATACGAGCGGCTCTTTATAAGAATACTCAATCGGGTTACCATTTTCATCTTGTCCTTTGTACTTGAGCTCAAAAGTACCTTTAAACTTATCTAGAGCGCTATCTATGATATCTCTCGCGTCGTCTGGTACTTTTACTTTACCGTCTATTATTCCGGTCATAGCGCGGTAAATCATATCATAGCTCATGGTACGATTACCGGCGCTCAGAAGTGTAATAATAGCATCGTGTACGTTATAGTCGCGTTCATTAAACTCTGGGAGCTTTACGTTATTTGTAACGCTCAGAATATCTTTAAATAGGTCCTTATAGTCGATAGCGACTCTCACGATTACTTTTCCCTTCCGGTCAAGTCGTACAGGAAAAAGCGCTTCTGGAGCTTCGCTAAACGGCTTTACAAGCATATTCTTAAAAACCTTTTTCGATATTCTATCTTGGGTCGTTACGTACTTATCCGGTCTTGTTACGAGTACGTCGTCGCTCTCCCTCTGTGGTTTCTCTTTCCGGTCTATAATTGCACCTCGGACGCCCTCAGAGCTTACGCGAGCGCTTCTTGTAAGTATTTGCTCGATATAATCCTTAAGATTGCTGAGAAGCTTAGAATCGGATTTTAACGCTTCTATATGACGGTCTATTGTGCGGTATATCGCTTTACGTGTTTCTTCTGTATCGAGAAGAAAGCTACCGTCGTCTTGCCGTCTTACGTCTACCGCCGCGAAAGCTACGTACTCTTTATCGTCAAGCTTCTTCGAGTAATACTCGAATCGGTTTTCGATCAAAAGTAAAGCTTGCTGAGTCGCGTCTCTGTAGATCTTCGACAGGTCGCCGCCAAGCGCGTTAAATTGCCGATTTTCGCACCGCTCTAAAAACTGTCTTCTCGCTACGTCTCGCTCTTGTTCGAGCCGGTCGTATTCTCTTCTCGCCGCTTTCCATTCTTTCGAACCTGCATTTTCCCAAGCTTCTATAACTGCGTGATACTCTTCTTCGTTTTTGCTCAGCTTATCCAAGTACGCTTGATACTCTGGGCTTGAGAAGTACGCTTGCTCGTTGTCGGCGTCTCTTCCTTTTCTCGGTGGTTTTATTTTTCTCTTTCTCTTGTCGATCTCGGCGAGCTTCTTCTCGTCGGGCTCTGGGTCGTCGCGAAGAGAGTCTATTTTAAGCTCGAGCTCTCGTAAAAGCTTACCGTACGACTCTTCGATAGACTCGCGCTCTCTAAGCTCTTCTTTCGTGAATTTTATAATCATTCTTTCACCTCGTCGTTGGTATCACTTGAAACCACAGAGGGAGCGTCGACTTCGCCAAGCGTAAACCGTTTTAAATCTTCTTCTGAGACGTACCACCGAGACGCTACCTTTTGTCCTTTGATCCTGCCGGCTTTAAGGTATTTTCTTATCGTCGTATAAGATAAGTGGATAATTTCGGCGGCTTCCTCGATAGTGTAAAGCGTGAGCTTATCAAACTTAATCATATTAACCTCTCTTTCTCGTCTTCTTCGGCTTCTCTGGAAAGTCTAACAAAGACGATAAGTCGATACTATCGAAAAAGTCGGTTAATATTTGGTCGAGAGCTTCTTTAATTTCGAGCCGGTTAGTATACGCGTAATTTCTAAGCGTCTTACAATGAGACCGACGTACCTTAAAGCTCATGGTAATAAAATCGTCGACGACTTCGGGCTCGCCGATCTGAGCTTCTTCTTTGTTCTCGACGACGGGCTCGCTTCTAAAAAGCGGATTGTTTCCGAGCGCTTTACTCATTTTCTATTACCTCTTTCTTTCTTCTGTGGTTTCATGTTTCGAGCTATCTCGCCGGCGAGCTCGCGGTACTGCTTCGCGCCGGTGCTTCTCGGGCTATATTCGAAGATATCTTTCCCGTAACTCGGCGCTTGCCCGAGTTTTGTATTTGTGCTTATTGTCGTCTTGTATACCTTGTCGCCGAAATAGCCGCTCAGAGCGTCGAGTACTTCTGTATCGAGATTGCGCCGTCCGTCGTAGTAAGTGAGCACTACGCCGCCGATCTCGAGCTTATCGTTAAAGCGGCTTTTTATAAGCTCGGCGGTATTCACGACGCGAGAGACGCCGCTAAGCGGTAAATATTGGGCTTGTACCGGTATTATCACTTCGTCGGCGGCTGAGAGTGCTATCATCGTAAAAACGCTTAAGCTCGGTGGACAATCTACGAGTACGTAGTCGTACGACTTACTCAGCTTACCCAGAGCGTTACGTAATAGCGTATTACGCTTCTTATCGGTCGCGAAGTCAATCTCGCCGGCGCTAAGTCTCTCATCAGACGGTAAGACGTCGTAGCGTCCATTATGAGACCGTATCGCGGCGTTAATATCTGAGCCCTTAAGCACTTCGTAAACGGTCAGCTCGTCGTCGCCGATCTCAGTAAAGCCAGCGCTTAGAGATAAATCGCCGATGTCCATATCGACAAGTAAACACTTGAAACCACAGAGGGAGAGCGCCGCGCCGACGTTAAGACAGGTTGTAGTCTTCCCGACGCCGCCCTTCTGGTTAATAAAAGCTATTGTCTTCATTGTTTCCGCTCCTGTCCTAAAGCGCTACGCTTTACTGGTTCTCTTCGTACACTTCTATTATCTGGTGGTCGAAGTCGGTTTCGTACGAGTCTCTCATTTTTCGTACTGCTTCTTCTTTGCTCTCGGCGGTCGTCGTGAATGTTTTATATTTGAGGTCGTGACCGTCGATATACGTGACTTTGTACTTCATTCGATTACCCCCTCTCATAATCTCGGCTGAGCCGGCGCTTTAAGGATACGATAAACGACGGAATATGTCAACAAGTAAAAACAAATATTAAAGCGTGTTATTAGTAATATGAATAATATAATATTATCAGTAATATAAAAGAGACCGTCTGTCGGCGGTCTCCCCTCTGTGGTTTCATGGTTTACGCGTCTGGCTCTTCGTACGGTAGAATTTCGCTCGGTTTCGGCGTATCGCCGGGTTTAGCTTTCGCGACATAGACGAAGAGCTCAGTATTATAGTCGTCTTCTGTGTCGAGTCTGGTAATGGAGTAAAAGACGTCTTTATACTCTATTAAGTCGTAGATCTTAAGATCGTTCCGATAATTTAGTACGAAATATCGCTCTTCGTCTGTCATATACGCGTGAGCGGCGTATTTTTGATCTTGGCTCAGCTGACGCGTATACGCCCATATTGGCGACGGCGTTATATACTGGTACGTTGTTTTTTGGTATCCGTTGGCAGTGCTTCGAGCAGTGCGACAGATAAGCTTTACTTGTTTATCTTTCTGAAAGTATTGATTTTTCATAAAATCACCTCTCTGTTGTATCTAAGTATTCTTGGTAGTGGTCAATAAGCCCGACATAAGCGTCGAGCAAGCTCGCGAGTCCATCAATGCGGTATTTCGCGCTCTGGGCTTTAATTGGTTGTATATTCCCGTTTACGTCGGTTTTTACGCCGGTATTGGTAATACACCACTTGAGTAATACGTTATTATTATAGTTAATCTTCTTACTTTGTAAGTCAGCGGCGAGCTTTTGCATCGGGAGCGAAAGCGTTTTTACGCCCTGGTAGCATTTCACAAGATTAAAACCGGCGGCTTGCATTTCCTGCACCCAGTACGCCGCGCTATACGGGTCGTAGTAGATCCAAGCCGGCGTAAGGTCGTATTGCTCTACCATTTCAATAAACCAAGCAGTAACGTCACTATAATTGATTTGGTTACCCTCACAAAGACGAAGTAAGCCGGCTTCGTACCACTTGTCATATGGTATTTTCTCTTCGTGTACGCGCTTTTCGAAATGGTCTTTCGGTAACCAGTACATTTGAGTTACGTATCTTTTTTCGCTCTTGTCCATGAGTAAAAGCGTTGCGGCGGTAAGGTCTCCGACGTGAGACAAATCTACGCCGCCGATAGCGTAATAACCTTTAAATCGCTCGAGCTCGAAGGTTTCTCGATTGTCTATATCGTCGAAGGTAAGCCAAGCTGAGCCGACGGTCTGGATTACGTTAAAGTCTTTTACGAGTACGCCGGTTAGATCTCTCGGACTTTGTTTAGCCCTTTCGACTTTGCTTACTAGATCTTCGAGTTTCTTTATATGTCCGAGCGACGGGTTAGCTTTCTCCCACATTAACGGGTTAGTCCACTCGTCTTTACTGTCGAGCTCGTATAGTATCGGTAAAAAGCTTTCGTCTTTTACTGTACCGTCGCAGACGTCACAAGCATACTTATACATATCGTCGAAAATACACTCGCGCACCGTGCCGGCGGTCGTTATCATAACTAAGAGCGGTTGACGTCTCGCGCTCTGGGATTGCTTCATAACCTCGTACGTATTCCGGTCTTTGATGCTGTGTAGCTCGTCAACGATTACAAGCGATCCGTTAAGCCCGTCGAGCGTGTCGCTATTGCGTCCGAGAGGTTGCATTTTCGAGAAGGTAAGCGGAAAGTATAAGTCGCTCTTTCTTTTCTTCGTGATACTCGCGAGCTCCGAGCTCTGTCGTACCATGTTAAGAGCTTCGTTAAAAACAAGCTTCGCTTGGTCTTTTTTACTCGCTACGCTATACACTTCCGCGCCGGCTTCGTTATCCGCAATAAGACAGTATAGTGCAATACCAGACAATAAGGTCGACTTCCCATTTTTTCGCGCTATATAAAACATAGTTTCGCGATACTTTCGGGTACCATCAACCACAGAGACGAAGCCGAAAAGCGCAGAAATAAAAGCTTTCTGGAAAAGCTCAAGCCGCACTGGGTTACCGGCCCATTCGCCTTTACTATGTCGGCAAAATCGCTCTATAAACTCAATCGGTCGGATAGCTTTCTTTTCATCGAAAACAAAGCCGCCGGTCGGCGTTTCAATTTCTCGAAGCAGCTTCTCATATTGCCGGCGTATACGCTTACCGACGATACACTTGCCAGAGCGACAAGCGTCAACGTAGTCGCTTATATAATTGCTCATGAGAC